CTCCGACAAAGATCCCCCCCCTGCATTTGCATCTGCATCTGCATCTGCATCTGCATCTGCTGAAAACCAGGAGCGCGCAGAGCTGGCGCGCGCTCAGGCCGAGGCAGACGGAATCCAGCCGACGGCCGCGGGCCGCGTCTGCCGGGCGATGCGCGGCGCCGGCCTGTCTGCGGTGAACCCAGGCGACCCGCGGCTGCTGACGCTGCTGACGCAGGGCGCCACCGAGGCGGAGTTCGAGGGCCTGGCGTCCGAGGCGGTGCGCAAGAGCAGGGGCTTCGCCTGGGTGCTGGCAACGCTTCAGGCTCGCCGCGCCGACGCCGCAGCCATCGCCCTGGCCAAGGTGCCGGACCCGCAGACCGGCGCGAAAGCCGCCGACGAAACGCAGCGCTACCTCGCCGCGCAGCAGCTGACGCCCGAGCAGCGCAAGGCATCCGAAGAAGCCCGCCGCCGCGTCATGGGCGCGCGGCAAGGAGCAACCACGTGAACCTGACCCCAGACCCCGGCGCGCAGCTTGGCCCGCTGGCCCAGCGCTGCATCGACAACATCGAGCGCATCGTCAAGGCCCGCGACGGCCGCATCAGCGAGCCGCAGCGGCACATGCTGGCGCACTGCCTGCGCGTGCATGGCACCAGCACCACGCTGCCGGTGAAGCGGGCGGGGGCGCTGCCGGCGGGAGCCGACGCATGAACGTCGACAAGGCCCGCACCATGCGCCTGGGCTTCGACGGCTACTGCCGCGTGCTGCGCTCCATCGTGCGCCGGCCAGCGACGACGGCAGAGCTGTGCGAGCGCTTCGGCGTCTACCGCCGCACGATGCTGTGGATCTGCGGAAGCATGCTCAAGGCCGGGCTGATCCACCGCAGCGAGTGGGTGCAACCGGCGCCGCGCCGCATGCGCGTGCCGGTGTGGTCGTTCGGCCCCGGCGGCGATGTGGAGCACCCGCACTGGCGGCCGGTGAAGCGCAAGTCCGGCGAGTCGGCAGTGATCCTCGGCGCCGTGCGCGATGCGCTGCAGGACCGCGTGCTGCCAGCCGATCAACTGGCGGCCGACCTTGGATGGACCCTGGAGCACGGCCGGCGGATCGTCAGGATCATGCGCGCGCACGGCCTGCTGCGCGTGGCCGAGTGGGAGGTGCGCTGCAGCGCGCACACCGCGAGCTATGCCTTCGGCCCTGGCGCCGACGCGCATCGCAAGCCGATCTCCGATGCCCCCGCCCGGAAGGCGCTCTACGCGCGCACGCACCGGGCGAAGCGGGTGCACTTGGCCATGGTGCGGGCCACGGCGGGGAGGCTGGCAGCATGACCCTCAACCTGCGCGACCCGCAATCCATCGCCTTGTGGTTCAAGGTGAACCCGCAACGGCACGCCGCGTTCCTGCGCTGGGCGCTGCGCCAGGAGGCCTACGCGCCGTTCCATGCGGCGATTGCGGTGAGTCGGGAGATGGTTAAGTGATTTCGGCTCTCCGGAATGATGTGTGGAAAGGAACAACCATGAACCACGGTCTTGATACCGACAGAACGGTCTTCTTCTATGAGCAGGACTTCTACGTCCTGAGCAACTTCAGCGCCTTCACGCTTGACTGGCGGAACCTCCGCTTCGACACGTCGGAGGCCGCCTACCACTACGAGAAGTTCATCGACGGCGGGGCGCGTGCCACCGTGACCGCAAACGCCATCCTCCGCGCTCGGTCTGCCCACGATGCCTTCAAGCTCGCCGAGGAGAACAAGGCCCGCCGCCGCCCAGACTGGGATGACGTGAAGGTGGGAATCATGGGCAGCATCCTGCGAGCCAAGGCCAGTCAGCACGAGTACGTCCGCCGCAAGCTGCTGGCCACCGGAGAACGCGAACTCGTCGAGAACTCCTGGCGCGATGGCTTCTGGGGCTGGGGTCCGAACCGGGACGGCAAGAACATGCTTGGTCGTCTCTGGATGGAGATTCGGCAGGAACTGCGAGAGCAGCGATTCCACACCGACCCGGAAGTGGTCAGTGAACCAGCTTCCACACGTTAATCCGTTGAGCCGTGATTTCATTCCACGTCCCCGGCGCACCCCAAGGCAAGGGCCGTCCGCGCGTCGGCAAGATCGGCGCGCATGCCAGGCTGTTCACGCCTTCCAAGACCGTCGCCTACGAGGGCCTGATCGCACACGCCGCGCACGCCGCAATGGCCGGCGCCCCGCTGTTCGAGGGCCCGGTCGGCTGCGAGCTGACGATTCACTGCGCGGTGCCGCAGAGCTGGTCCGGCAAGAAGCAGCGCTCGGCCCTGGCCAGCGAGATCCTGCCGACATCGAAGCCGGACATCGACAACGTGGTCAAGGCCATCTTCGACGGCCTGAACGGCGTGCTGTGGCGCGACGACGTGCTGGTGGTCGACCTGCGGGTGCGCAAGCGCTACAGCGCCACGCCGTGCGTGCGCGTCGAGGTCTGGGAGCAGTGCCAGCCGGTGCAGCAGGCGCAGCTGATGGGGGCTGCGGCGTGAAGGCCGGCATCGTCATCGATGCGTGGAAGCTGCCGATCTTCGAGCGGCATCTGCAGCAGTCTGGCTATGCCTTCGAGAACAAGGGCCCGATGACGCCGGGGACGCTGATCCTGCACGTCGTCACTGAGAACGCCGAGGCTCTGACCGAAGTTTTGAAAGCCGCCAACACCGAGGCCGCTATGACTGGAGCGCAACGATGAGCAAGACCACTCTGACCGACGGCTCGCCCGTCACCCACGACCACCGCGACATTGACCCGACGACTGGCATGCAGAAGGGCTACGTGGTGCTGTCGGACGAGGAACGCGCCAAGGGCTTCGTGCGGCCGGTGCGCGAATCCTACGTGCACGAGAAATGCGGCACGGTCACGACGATGGGGCGAGCGTTGGCCGAGACCTATGCGCGCGAGCCCGGCTTCTACAGCGGCACCTTCTGCGTCGGCTGTCGCGCGCACTTCCCGGTTGGCGCATCTGGCGAGTTCGTGTGGAAGAACACCAGCGAGAAGGTCGGCACGTGATGCGCTGCATCCGCTGCGGCCGCCGCCTAACCCGCGCCGCGGCCACCATCCCGGCCGTCGAAACCGGCCCGACCCCGCACCCCGCCGGCGCGATGGGCAAGACCTGCGCGCGAAAGGCCGGGCTGCTGCCGCCGTCGCTGTTCACCCGCAGAGCCGGCACCAGGCGCGTGCGCGTGCGGCGGGAGTCTGGGCAGATGGAGCTGAGCGCATGACTCCGAAGCAGCAGCGCTTCGTCGATGAGTACCTCGTCGACCTGAACGCGACCGCTGCGGCGCGCAGGGCAGGGTACAGCGAGCGCACGGCGGAACAGCAGGGGCCGCGGCTGTTGGGAAATGTTGGTGTGCGTGCCGCCATCGCCGAACGCGCCGCGCGCATCTCCGCGAAGCTCGAGCTGACGGCCGAGAAGGTGCTGCGCGACATCGCCCGCGTTGCCAACAAGGCCGAGCACGAAGGTGAGTACAGCGCGGCGCTGAAGGGGCACGAACTGCTGGGCAAGCACCTGAAGTTGTTCGTCGACAAGGTGGAGCATGGCGGCCCGAACGGCGGCCCCATCCCAGTGGCCGGCATCAGCCTGACGCCCGAGGAGTTCCGTGCAATGGCGCTCGAGATGTCCCGCCAGGTGTAGCCCATGCACGCCGACCACGAACTGCGGCAGCGGATGGTGGCGGCGGAGCTTGCGCGGGCTGACCTGTACTTCTTCGCCCGCTGGATGTTCCTGAAGCGCCGCGGCTTCCACTGGCAGCGCGCCGCGCACCACCGCACGATCTGCGACGCGCTGATGCGGGTCTTCAGCGGCGAGTGCCGGCGGCTGATCATCAACATCCCGCCGCGGTACAGCAAGACCGAGCTGGCCGTCATCAACTTCATTGCCTGGGCGCTCGGCCACTGCCCGGACGCCGAGTTCATCCATGCCAGCTACAGCGGCACGCTGGCTGCCGGCAACAGCGCGAGCGTTCTCGACCTGGTGCAGCACGAGGCCTACCGCGAAATCTTCCCCGCGGTGCGTCTGGACGGCACGGCCAAGGCGCACTGGACCACCACAGCCGGCGGCGTGATGTACGCGGCCGGCGCCGGCGGCACGATCACCGGATTCGGCGCCGGCAAGATGCGCGACAGCTTCGGCGGCGCGATCCTGATCGACGACCCGCACAAGGCCGACGAGGCGCGCAGCGACGTGATCCGGCAGTCGGTGATCGACTGGTTCGTCAACACGCTGGAAAGCCGGAAGAACGACCCGCAGCGCACGCCGATCATCCTGATCATGCAGCGCCTGCACGAGCGCGACCTGGCCGGCTGGCTGCTGGACGGCGGCAACGGCGAGCAGTGGGAGCACGTCTGCCTGAGCGCATGGCAGGACGACGGCTCGCCGCTGTGGCCCGAGAAGCACAACGCCGAGGATCTGCTGCGCATGGAGACCGCGGCGCCGTACACCTTCGCCGGGCAGTACAGGCAGCGGCCAGCGCCGCCGGAGGGCGGCATCTTCAAGCCCGACCAGCTGCAGGTCGTCGACGCGATTCCCGCCCAGCCGGTGCAGTGGGTTCGCGGCTGGGATCTGGCAAGCGCGATGGATGGCGACTACACTGCGGGTCCAAAGCTGGGCAAGCTCCGGGACGGACGCTTCCTGATTGCAGACATGGTGCGGCTGCGCGCCGGCCCCGATGAGCGGGACCGCGCGTTGCTGAACACCGCGACGCGAGACGGTGCGAACGTGCGAATCTCCATCCCGCAGGACCCTGGCCAGGCCGGCAAGACGCAGGCACTGTACCTCGCCCGGCAGCTCGCCGGCTTCCCGGTGCACACCAGCCCGGAGACCGGCGACAAAGTCACCCGGGCCGAGCCCTTCGCAGCGCAGGTCAACGTCGGCAACGTGCTGATGATGCGCGGGCCATGGAACGACGCGCTGCTGGACGAACTGCGCATGTTCCCCAACGGCGCCTTCGATGACCAGGTCGACGGGCTTTCGCGGGCCTTCGCGGCGCTGATCGGGCCGGTCGACCAGACGCCGGCCGGCGCCAAGGTGCAGGGGCTATGAGCGCCGTGCTCGAACAGCGCCCGCTGCCCGACCTGGCCGAGGTCGCCTGCGCCGTCGACCCGCAGGCTTTCGAGCGCGCCCGGCGCGTGCTGCTGGCCATGACGCTGCTGCGCTCGGGCATGAACCGGCGCGAGATCAGCGGCATCATCCAGCGGCGCTTCGGCGTAAGCCAGCCGGCGGCCTGGATTACCGTGGACATGGCCGTTGACATGGCGGGGCCGTTGTGACTGCGATAGCGTGGGACGGCAAGATGCTGGCCGGCGACCGGATGAGTTCGGACGAGTGGCTGACGCGGGCCACGCGCAAGGTTCATAGGCTGCGCGGGCACCTCGTAGGAGCCGCCGGCAATTCGGCCGTCTGCAGAGAGGCGCTCGCCTGGTTCGGCCGCGGGGCTTCCGTGGACGACTTTCCGGCCTTGATGCGCGACCGCGACGAGGCTACATCGCTGCTGGTCATCGTGCCGGGGACGCTCGACGTGCTTCTCTACCAGAGAACGCCCTGGCCTATCGAACTGTTTGACCCGCTCCAAGCGATCGGCAGCGGCGCCGATGCGGCCGTCGCCGCCATGCTGTGCGGCAAGACAGCCGCCGAAGCGGTTGCCATCGCGTCTATCCGCTGCCGCGGCGTCGGCGGGGGCGTCGACTTCCTGACGTTCGACGAATGACCCCCGCCGAGGAACTGGCTGTCATCGCCGCCGTCACGGCGCGGCTCGACGAGGATCTGATCGGCAGCTTCGGCCAGCTGCTGGAGCTGATCCGCGCCGGCGTGCCGCCGCGCGATGCCGTGATGCAGGTCATGGGCGAAGTGCAGGCCGACATGGCCGCCGCGATCGCCGCCGGCTTGACGGCCGTGCTCGAGCAGGACACCACCGCTGCCGATGTGCTGCGCATGCACGTTGGGCCCATGCAGCTGAGCGCACGGCTGTACGAGGAGGCGACGCAGACCGCCCAGGTCGTCGCCGGCATGGTCGAACGCCACGTCGGCGGCTTCACCGACGCCCGGCGCCTGGCGCTGGAGCTTTTCGAGGGCTACAGCTTCCGCGCGCCGGATGCCGAGCCGCTCAAGTTTGCGGCCACTAACCCGCAGCTGCCGCGCTATCTGCGCGAGGTGCTGCTGACCGAGCCGGGCGTCGAAAGGGCGCTGGCGGTGCACTTCGCCCGGCTGCAGGTCAACAAACTGAGCACTGACGGCCTGCGCGCGGCCTACAGCGAGGCGCTAGCGGCGATTGCGGAGGCCGAGCAGGGGGTAGGTAGCCGCGGGCTGGAAAAACGGCTCCAGGTGGCGTTTTTCGAGCGCATGCGCTACTTCTCGAAGCGGATCGCTCAGACCGAGATCCACCGGGCCTATGCGGTGCGCGAGGCGCTGCTGATCATGCAGGACACGGACATCGAGTTCGTGCAGATCCGGCGCGCGCCTGGTGCGCAGCAGCCGTGCGTGTGCGACCTGTACGCCGGGCGGGACATCTGGGGTCTGGGCAAAGGGGTATACCCGAAGGGCAGGGCGCCGCTGCCGCCGTTTCACCCGTTCTGCCGGTGCGTCACGGCGCCGCGGCTGGACCTGACAGGGCGCAAGGCTGGCGCGGAGAACGACGAGGCCGACGTGTACTTCCTGCGCCGGCTCGATCCGAGCGCGGCGGCGCGGGTCATCGGCAGCCGGGCGAAGCTGGCGCGCGTGCTGGGCGGCGAGGATGCCGGCCAGGTGCTGCAGCAGAGCGTGAACCCGGCGTATCGGGTGCGGACGCTTGCGGAGGCGAATTGATGGGGTATGCCGAAGTCTTCGAAGAGCTGTTCCGCGGCATCTTCGGCCCGCGGCTTCCGAAGCCCCGCCTGCGCAAGGATTCTGGAATGTGGGAGTGCAGCAGCCCGGAGCTTTCGACTTTCGCGCCGACGCCGCTCGAGGCCTTCACCCTCTGGCGCGAGTGCATGGACTTGGGGCGCGGGCAGCTGCCCTAGTACCGCTCCGCCGTCATCGTGACGCCCGCGAAGGTGAACTCCTCCTCGTCGCCGGTCGCACGCACGTCGAACGTGGCCGCCGCGGTCGCGTTCACCGTCTGCTGCAGTGCGAACGGCACTGCCGCGCCGGCGCAGGCCACGACGATCCGGTTCCCCTGCAGCACGCCGTCAGCGTAGATCCCCAGCAGCGCGGTCGTGTCGACCGGTCCGGTCAGCGAGCCGGTCACGGTCACGCGGGTTCGTGTGGCGCCGGCGCCGTTCAGCTCGCGCGTGATGCTGCCGGCGTTCAGGTCCGGGGTCCAGTCTGCCGCCTCGCTTTCCAGCGACAGCAAGGTGAACGGCGCGACGACGGCCGCCGCGGCGCTCAGCTCGATGGCCACGGTGGTGCACACGATGCCGCAGCGCACCGGCGCATCGACGCCAGCAAGCTCGCACCGGATGGCCATGAGCTTGTACGTGTCGAGCCGGTCCTCGTCGCAGATCGTCTCGATGTACCGCCCTTGCAGCGTCTTCAGCCGCGTCAGGATGTCCGCCTCCAGGTCGAAAAGCCCCTCGTAGACGTTCTCCAGGCCCGCCGAGTTGGCGATTGGCGACCCGAAGTAAAGCAGCGCCTCGGCCGTGCGGTTGCTGTACGGCTTTCCGGGCGTGATCCGCACCGGCACCACGCGGATCAGCGGGAAGTTGGCCGGGCTGATGTTCGCCTCCCAGCCGACCTTGCATGACGCGATGCCGCTGATGCCTGCAAAGGCGTCGCGCGCCGCTTCGAGTGTGGCCATCATGGCTCAGGCCCTTTCCAGCGGGATCGTGAACAGCGCGACGCCGGCGCCGCCGACATCGGCCTCGGCATCGGCCGCCGCGACGGCCTGCGGCAGCAGCAGCTGCAGCTGCGAGCGGTAGGTCTTCAGCTTGGCGGTGAACAGATCCTCGTTGTCGGCCTGGTTCTCCATGCACGCCAGGATGTAGGTCTGCACGATGACCAGGCGCTCGGTCCAGTCGGCCGAGAAGGTGCGCGCGCCGGCCATCACCAGCACGTCGGCGGTGGCCCGGTCCTCGCGGTCCTCGGTGCAGAACTGCTGCAGGTAGGCGTCGGGGTAGGTGTAGGTCAGTGCCATCGTCAGGTTCCCTTCATTGCTCGGTCGACCAGTTCGGCCATGCCGCGGATTGCGGCGTCGGCCGCGTCTTCGAGGTAGTTGTCGCCTCGGTAGCCCGGGTGGTTCACGGCCCGCGCGAACACGAAGCCGTTACCGGACACCCAGCGCAGCGCCTTCTTCTCCTTCGGCGCGATCTTGTGCGGCCGCGTGCCGTGCAGCAGGAACACCGCGTGCGGCGCGCGCTGCGCGTCGTGGCCGACCTGGCGCTGCAGCGGCGCGAGCGCGCGGTTGTAGATGGACTGGAAGAGCGCGCCGGTCTTGTTGTGCCTGCCGGCGCCGGCCTGCATGCCATCGTAGGCGAGCTGCGACATCCCGAGGACCGTCTGCCGCGCCACAGTCAGCGGCAGCTCGCGGATCTCGACCGTCGTCTCGGCCAGGCCGTCGATGCGGATGGTGGTGGCCATGGTCACTCCGGCTTCGTGTAGATCATCCGCCACCGGGTGCGGTTGTACTGGTCTACGACGGTCTCTGTGAAGACCCCCGTGTCACTCAGCACATATTCCTTGGCAGATGCGGCCTGGCCGCCCCGCGTGACGCTGATCTTCGTCGGCGCCGCGCCCATGGCTTGCAGAAACTCGAACGCGGAAGGCTGGTCAAAGATCGGGGTTGCTGTAAATGGCACAGTTTCGGCGGCCCCAGGTAGGGAGCCATCTACCAACCAAGCTCCCGAAACCGCAGGAGCAAATTGCGAGCAGTCGCCACTGCCAACCACCCCCTGATCCGTCACGACACTGTGCAGGTACGCGGTACAAGTCACTTCTTGAACATAAACGGAATCGTCGACCGGCACCACCAAAGACACGCTGCGGCAGCTGGCCCCGGCCGGAACACGGCCTCCTCCTACGTCCCATAAGTACGCCGAAGACTCATCGCTCCAGAGCGTTGTGCCAAACGTCCCGCCCTCGACGTTGATGGTGAAGTAGGGTTGGTAGTCGTCGACACCATCCCCCTCCTGGCTGAAAGCCGGGGCGTCCAACCGGAATGAGTGCGTCGCAGTCGGCGCCACCTCGGTGGTGTAAAGGTTGTCCACCTGCATCCTCTCCCACCCATCGCAGCCACCCGTTCGCCAGCAAGCATCCGTCCATAGCAGCGAGGGCCCGACCGGCCCTACTAACGTCTCGAACCAAAGATCCATGTAGATGGCTTCCGGCCACGGACGGCAGCGGCGGGGGGTGTCGAGGAAACCTATGATCACCGGCTCCTCCCAGCGCTGGCTCGACGACCAGGCCAGCGTGCTGCCTTCCTCGCCTTCTACTTCCGTCATGGTGCCGAACCCGATCACGACGTTGTCGCCAACCTCGAACGCTTCCGCGTTGCACGTCATGTACCTGATCGGCACGCCGTTCAACTGCGGCGACTGGTTGGTGTTCAGGCGCGAGGCGGTCGAAGATGCAGGCCCTAGCGTCACGTTGGCGAGGTTGTTGTCTGGGTCCAGGTAGGTGATCGTGCCCCATCGATAGGTGGGTTTGAACTTCTGCCAGCCGGGGAAGATCGCGGCATTGAAGAACGCCTGTTCAGGCGAGCACAACTCGCGCGCCCGGTATCGTCCGTCTCCATAGTTCGGCGAATCACTGGCGGGCTGGGCATTCCAAGTTGCGATCTGAAAATCCAGGCTGGTGATCTGCTTCTGAAGCACGGCTTCTCGTCCACGAAGCTGCTGCAGCGTCGCGCGCTGGGCGTCGAGCCTCGCGGTTGCTCGCGTCAGGGCGGCATTGTTCGCCTGGGTAGGGCTCGCCTGCACGGCGGCCAACGCCGCATTCCTCTCGGAGACAAGCGTCGCCTCCAGCGTCACCGCCTGCGGAATCAAGGTGTTCGTGATCTCGCCGGCCTCGGCTGCCAGCGGCGCCTTCTGCGCATCAAGCGCGGCGATGTTGCCGCTCTTGCGCTCCGTGGAAATGGTGCCGTCGCCGCCGGACCAAGGCCTGCAGCCCGGCGCCAGCAAGACCAGCGACGAGTCGCCGGGGATGTCGATGGTGGCGACGTAGCCCTCGGCCTCGGTGGTGTAGTCGGCGCACCAGGCGTCTCGGTAGGAGGTCGTCTCAAGCGTGGAGAATCTGATTCGGCGTTTCACCCCTTCGGCGTGCGCGGCCTTCAGGGTTTCGAACTGCCTGCGAATGGGAGAGTGCGAGGCGACGAGCCTGTTGTACCTGAGCTTTGCATCGCTCAACATCGTCTTGGTCAGCTCGGCCAGCGCAGGGTCGCTCGCCTGGACGATGACCATCTGCTCGATCAGCTGCTGGATCGCGGCGCGAGACTCGGCCTCCTGCTGCTCGGCGACGAGCACGGCATCGCGCGCCACATCCATCTTGAATGTGATCTGGGCCATGGCCAGCTCGTTCGCCGAGATCAGCGCCTTTCGCTGATTCTCCCCCGCGTCCAGCCTCACGCGATAGCGGCCGTCGCCGAGATTGCTTTCGATCAGCGCATAGCTCATGACGGCGCCCTGTAGCCAACGTCCATGTAGGCGTCGAGCGAGCGCGAATTCCCGGTCACGTAGTAGTTAA